CCTTTTGAGCGACCGAGAGTTCGGTTTTGTCAGTTTCTGCGTTCATTGTCTGGTCTGTGTTGTTGTTTTGCTTCTGGGTTGAGCCCGGTCGGGAAGTCTCGGCCGGGCTTTAAGTTTAGAACGGCACCTCTTCGGTCAGCGTCTCGGTGACGAGCGTGACCTTGCTGCCGGCGGCGAGCGTGCCGCGCTGCCCGTGCACCAGCTGGCGCGCGGCGTTGCGGAGGCGCACGTCCTCGGCCCGCGGCGGGAATGGCTTGCCGTTGTTGCCGATGCGCGGCTCAGGCTCTTGAGCGTACCACTCCACCGACTTGGCGCCGAGACTACGCAAGGGCGTCCCCTTGTTCTTGCCGAAGTGGACCTCGACGCTGCCGGGATCCGAGACGAGCTCGCTGGGCTGCGGGATGTCCTTCGGAGCACCAGCCGGAGCCGGCGCGGAAGCTGCGGCCGGAGCCGCTGGCTTGTTGGCGAGCAGCGCGCGGATGGCGCGAAGCTCGGCGATGATCTGTTCTGCTTGTTGGTCGGTCATTGTGTTGTGGTTTTAGCTTTCCTTAACCCGAGGATGTGGCGCATCTGCCAGTCATTGAAGGCCGCGCTGAACTGCTTGTGGATTTCGAGCCACGTCACCCAGCCCTCGCCTGGGATGAAGACCCAGTAATGCGAGCGCTCCTTGTGCCCGTGCGTGCCCGTGTAGCGCGCCGCGGAGTGCCCGCCGCCGGTCACGTTCTTGATTGGCGTGCTGCGGTTGAAGTCGTTGTTCATCGGCCGGTCAGGCGGAACCGCTTGCCCTGCATCGCGAGGATCTCGCGCGTGTAAGTGAGCGCGTGCTGGCGCATAGACGACCGAGCGCACCGGCGCGCAAGCTCGTCGCGCGCGAACTCGGCGTAATGCCGGAAGCAGACGGCTTGGCCGAGCTCGTAATGCGCGAAGGCGAGGCCGCTGCCGAAGAGGCGCTTGCGTGCTTTGGTCATCGCATCGCCCTCCGCACCTTGTCGGCATAAGGCAGCGTGGCCTGCTTGCGCGCCCCGGCAGGCCCACCATTGTGCACCCGAGCCAGCGTCTCGACATCGCCCTGCGCCCACGCCTGCGGCGCATAGCGCTTAAGGTAGGAGGTCGCGACCCGCCGCGCGTAGGCGAGGTCGGTCACCTGCTCGTAGGAGCCAGCGACGCGCGAGTCGGCGTGATAGGCGCGGCTGATCTGGAGCGGGCCAAGGCTCTTGCCGTTGTCGCCCAGGATCGCGCCGTGCCGGCCCGAGGTCTCGACTTGATGAAGCGCCCGCCAGAAGCTTTCCGGCGGCGCGGCGTGGCTGGCGGAAGCCAGCGCAAGGAGCGCGAGGAGGCGCTTCACGGCGTCACCTCCACATTCACAGCGGTGAAAGACGGGTGCGCGCAGTACGCGGCCAGCGCAAAGTCGAAGGTCTCCTTGTCCTGCTGCACGATCGTGTTGCTGATCGTGTCGCCATTGAGGGCGATCAACTCAATGCCGATCTTCTGGTCCGAGAAAAACGTGACTTCGGCGAAGTGCTTAGAAAGACACTCCGAGGTAAAGCGTGCGATTGGCGTGCTGGTCGTTGCGGTCATTTGTCGTTGTTTTGTCTCGGGCGTGATTGCCTCCGACACCACCGACAATGCAGAGCCGCGCGCCGCGGTCAAATCTTTTTCTCAAAATTCTGTCCGGCTGAATCTGACAGTCAGACGTCGACGGCGTCCGCGAGCGCGTCGCTGCCGAAGTCGCAGCTGATCGGCTCGGCCTTCACCGCGAGGTAAAGCTGGGCAAGGATGCCAGGACTCGTGAGCTCGGCATTGCTCAGATACTCGTCGAACTTATCGCCGCGGAGCCAGAGCTTCGCGATCCACGGCGTGAGCGGCGCCTTGCCCGACTGAGCCGCGGCCGCGTCGACGTAGAGTGCAAAGAAGGCGGAGGACTCCCGCGCAGCGCGGTCCCAGCGGTGCGCGACGAGGCGGATGTAGTTGCCCGAGATGCCGCTCGGCAGGGTAAAGGATTTCTGAAGAGCCATAGGTCAGGTGTATTCGGTGAACTCAACCGAGAAGCGCGCGTTACCCGCTGGCACGTTGGTGCCGTCGAGCGTGGTCACGCGCACCACGGCGTTGGTGCTCGAGTTGCCCGCGGCGTCGAAGTCGTAGGCTGCGACCAAGTTGGCGTCGGACGCGCATTGCGCGGTGCCGATGTCAGGCTTGGCGCCGAAGCCGCGGTTGGTCAGCGACACGTTGAAGCTCTCGGTGGTAGCGCCTCCGGCCAGCGTGACGACGACCGAGTCCGAGAAGATGACGTTAATCTGCCGCGTGCTGCTTCCGCCGCCGGTCTTGATGCCGGTCGTCGTGACGTCGGAGTCGTCATACTTGGAGATGTCGCCGGTGCCAATGGAGGCATTGCCTACGGCGTTGGCGTTGCCAAGCGAGGCCCAGGCGGATGCGGTGCCCGTGCGATTGACTGCGCGAACGCGAACATAACCCGCTGACAAGGTTGCGCTGTAGAGAAAGCACTCGGTCGCACGGGTCGTGACGAAGAAGTTGGCGCCGTCGAGAGGCGTCCAACTGTAGTTCGTGGCGCCATCAGAATCCGTCGTCGTCGCCTTGACCTCGTAATAGGCAAAGTCGGATTGAGTGTTAGCAGCCCAGCCAACCCGAGTTCCAAAAACGAAGGACGTTGTGCCGGGGAAATACTTCGGCTTGACGCCGTCGCTCGTGATCGTGCCGCCGGTCGGAGTCGTCACCGTGCCTGAGTAATTGGGCGCCGTGCGGGAAAGCGTGGACGAGATCGAGCTTGCCGCGTTGGAGAACGACAGCGCGCGGGCCGCGAACTCGTAAGCGACGCCAGGGAAAAGGTCGTCGATGGACGCCGCGATTGAGCCCGACGACAGCACGTTCGCGACGACGTATTCGCTTGCCCCGCTGCGCCGATAGAGGATCTGGAGCACCGCGCCTCCGGTCGGCATCGCAGGCGCAGTGACCGTGATGCGCGCCACTGCGGTGCCATCGCTCGCGAGGTAGGTTGTTTCGCTCGCGTAGGTCGGAGCGTTCGGCGTGGACGGCGCGACGCTGGAGACAGCGCCAGCGGTGATCGCGACTGGCGTCGCCTGCACGCGGGTCGCGAAGCCGGACACGTTCTCGAGCGCGTCGTAGGCGTTGACCCAGTAATAATACGTCGTGCCTACCGCGACGTCCACGTCGACGAAGCGCGACGCGTCGACCTCCGCGATCTTGTTCGTGTTCGCGTTGGCTGGCGTGACGCCCGTCGTGTTGCGGTAGATGCCGTACTCGGAGAAGTCGGGCGCGGTCGAATCATCCCAGTCAAGGCCCACCGCGGAGCCTGTGCCGATGGTCGCAACGAGGTTCGTGGGGATGCTGGGCGCGACCGTGTCCTTCTGCACGTTGACCGTGGCGCTGACGTAGGACGTCGAGACCTTGAAGAAGCTCTCGCCGAAAATGCGGACGTTGTACGTGAGCCCGATCTTCACGTCGCTCGAGATGTAATCCCTCGTCTGATCGCCGGGAACGGTGTTCCACGTAAGATAGGTCGTCGACGTGCTCTCCTTGTATTCGATGCCGACATTGCCGCCGGCCTGGATGAACTCCTCAGCCGGCGCGGACCACGAGACTAGGATCCGCGGCAGCGCGGTGCCGTCGGCCTGGATCTGCTGCGTCGTGCCGTCCGCGGTTAGCGTGAGGTTCGTCGGCGCCGAGAGCGTGAAGGGATTCGGCAGCGTGGTGTTCGGCGCGTCGTCGACGTAGATCTCGTCGGTCACGTTCCAGTCGTAGATGCTCGACGCGGTCTCGCGCAGCGTCATCTCGATAGCCAGCTGCGGCGGACTGCCATCGCTCGCGAAGTTCCACTCCATCACCTCGAAGACCTTCTGGGTCCAGCCCATCTTCGAGTTGGTAATCATCACCGTATCGCCGGCGCGGACCTGCATCCCCTCGAGGCGGAAGCGCGCGGTCATCGTGATCTCCTCGCGAGCGCGGCGCAGCTCGATCACGGCCAGTCGCTGCGCGCAGGACGGCGAAGTCGTGAACGGCAGCGCCACGTCGCGCCAGTAACGGATGCCAGCGTCCTTGGTCACGTAGGTCGTCGACGTGATCTGCGGGAAGTCGGACGGTTGCCAGTCGTTCTCAGGCGAGACGTAGACGCCCTTGACTCCGTTGACGCGGTCGCGCGCCGAGGTCTTGGTCTGCACCGTCATCTGGCCGGCGAAGTGCTTCTCGGTCAGCGTGACCGTCGGGATCCGATAGCCGGCCGCGTAGATGACGACCTTCCCCCCCGAGTAGGCGATCAGGCCGCCCATCGCGGTGATAAGCTTGCCGATGTTCTCGTCCGGCGAGGCGCTCGTGTAGAGCACGCCGTTGGCCTCGTATCGGTTCTCGTAGGTGGCCGGCGAGGTGACCGGCTTGATCTCGACCTGCTCGTCGCAGATGTTCGCCGCGGCGTTGATTGCCGTGTCGTCGACCTCGGCCGAGTCCATCGCCATCCCGAGCGAACTGGTCAAGTAGTCCCGCAGGCACAGCGCAGGGTTGGCCGAGTAAGCGGTGGTGGCCGTGCGCGGGTCGTAGACCTTCTTGCCCTTAACCACCGCGGAGATGTTCGGGATGCCGCCGGTCCAGACCTCTTGGTTCCAGACGAGGCGCACGTAGATGTAAGCGATTCCGCGCAGCCGGTGATTGCTCGTCCACTTGC